GAGCGCGCTGTGCAATTTTGCCATTTCCAGACCGCTAAAGTGCTCCTCTTGCATTGACTTGACTTCCCCGGGCGTCATCTCCGTGTCCTCGTATTGCATGAGCCTGCCACGCAGTTCTGCGTATGACCATGCTGCTGTATAGAGCAGGGCAAGCAGGCCTGTCGGCTCATCAGGACCGTCCAGCAAAAGTTCACCCATCGCATAGTCTACGCCATCATCATCCATTGGAAAGTCCAAGTCCGGCAGTAAAATCTTTGCGGCTTTGCGGATAAAATCGTAGAGCCGGATGTCCGGGTAATCCGGGCCATCACCTCCGCCCCGCACCCACGTTTCGAAATCTTTGATGTAAAACAAATTCAGAGCGGCATCAAGGTTGTTATCCGGGCAATTAGTTGTCAGTCTTTTCATTTACCTTTCCTCCTTCGGCGGCTCCGGCAGCGGCATCCACGCCAAAGCACGAGCATTTGTTCCATTGGCAACTTCACCGCCCCAGATCCCGTTGTTTTGATATCCGAGTGCGTAATTTACAAACATTCCATTAAAGTCTCCATAGCGGAAATACTCACCCCAACACAGCACTTTCCGAAAATTCTCCGGTAGCCGCTCCTCCACCGGGATCCAGTGGGGCACCTGCCCCCGCAGTTTCTCAATTTCTTTCGCCTGCGCTTCAATCAAGTCAGCGGCTCCCGCCAGATCATCGCACAGGGTAATGAGCGTTTCCCACTCATTTGTCCGCGCCCATTCCGCGTGCTCACGCAGAGAATTTACGAGGTTTGTATCTCTCATAGTTCCTCCCCCAATCTCCAACCATTGTCCCGCACCTGAAACGCGTCGCCCAGTTGTACGGTGTCCGGGTAATTGTGCTGTGTGGTTTGGATGGCGTACTTGTCGACCTCGGTTGCATAGTAGGCGGAGATCTCCGCGCCCAGCTTGTCCAACGCGATATGGCCGCAGCTCATGCCGTCGTACATGGAAAGCACTTCCACCGGTTCCTCCGTCAGCCCGTCAAAATGGCTCATAATGTGGGCGATTACGTCCACCGTCCAGCCGTTGCCCAGCATTTTATACTCTTGAGTGTCGCTGACGGGAAAGGCGTATGTGTCCGGCACGGTCTGGAGGCGTTTACATTCCGTCACGGTCAGTTTGCGAATGATGTAAAAGCCGTCTCGCAGCTTGATCGGATACCATGTGTTTCCGATGGAGATTTTCCCGTCTCGCACCTCATAAATTTGCTTCGCCGTCGTCGGGTTCTTTTGGCAATGCCCCTCCTCGTCTGTCCGCTCCGGGACCATAGGCACATGGCCGCCGCCCATGCCCATGCTTGCCGTGATGGTCGGGCATTTCCCATCCTTAGCAAACACGCCCCACCGGGAGTGTTGGCCGTATAGACTGCCCAAATGCAAAATCCCATCTGCATCTGTGTCAACCGGCGTTACATAAAGGCCCGTCTTGGCTCCCAATCCTCCGCCATTTCCGCAGAGGGTCCCGGCCTTGCCGTCCGGGCTGTAAACACGGTATTGCTGGCTGTCAAAAGTCTGGTTCTTTGCGTCATTCTCGATAGTGCCGATGCGGATAGGTTCCGATACAGGCACGGCTATGCAGTCGTATTGTTGCTTTGCCTGGTTCGGATTGTTTATCCTTGGCACAAGGTTGTTTTCAAGCTTTCCCATGTGCGCGTCAACGGTTCGCGCCTTTCCGTTTTTCATTCCATTGACGACGATCGGCTCTGCGACCATCGTGCGGCGGTGTTTCGTAAGCGTTTGTTTTGGATTGCTCCCCTTGGCTTCTGTAGCCGTGATGCAGTAAGATTTTTCCGACCATGCAACGCCGGTCTCCAGAATGTCCCGCAACAGAATACCCATGTCCTCCGGTTGCTCGATCGGCACCTGGCTGTATGTATCGTCCGACTCGCGCTTGCCTACCCAATATAAGCGCTGGCGGTTCTGCGCCGATACCAGCGCGGAATTGATAAGCACGGGTTCCACGCCCAGCTCCTTGCTGATTTGTGCCTTGATGGCCGGTGCCATGCTTTTGTTATTTTCGTACAGGAAAAAATCCGGCTGGTACTTATCCCGTGCGATACGATAATTCAAGAACAGTTCCCAGCCGATGCCGCTGGCCTCTGTCTCCCGGTTCTTCGTCTGTGCGATGCTCCAATGGGTGCAGGGACTTCCGCCGATCAATAGTTTCATACGTCCTCCATTTCCTGCATCCAGAATTCCCGGCGGCAAATATCACAACCTCTTCCAGTCGGGCAATGTCCGCGTAACGTTGTATCAACAAGGCATGGGTCTAAAGCAACGTTATGTGTGTTCGTATATATTGGCGCATCGGGAAACATCTTCAAGAACTCGCTCTGGCGGGTTTTGATGGGGTGCTCCTTTTCCCACTTTTCGGCGATGGCAACGGCCTCCTCCGGGTGGGTTTTTCTCCAGACTGTGCAGGTTTCAAACCCGCTAAGCCTTTTCTTGAACTCGCAGTTGTAGCACTCACAGTTGCACATTCTGCGCAACGTTTTTAAATACTTTATAGCATCCATTACTTTTCCTCCTTCTCCGGCAAAAGTCTGTCCGTCAAAACATCCGCAATGGTGTACATGATCTCGTCTCGTTCTAATTGCGGAAACTTATATTCGTTGACAATCTGCTCCACTCTTTGACGGATCAGCGGTCTGGCGTTTCGGCATTCTTCCTCCAAGATGTCATAGGCTACGCTGTTCTTCCTTTCCCATACATCAGCTTTCCGAAATACAGTAAAAGACGATAGCCCGTCGATAACGTCACGCACCTTTTGCGGGATCATTTTCTTACAAAAATCATCCTCGCCAATATAGGTATCTACCATAGCCTCAACTTCTCTGTGAGATATATTTGCAATAATGTCATTTACATTGAGGCCGCGCATATCTTCTCGGATTTTCTGATACAGCGCATCCTTGCAAACTTCTTTAATTTCTTCGCGATCAAGGTAATCTTCAATTTTAATATCCATCATTCTGCCTCCTCAATGGTGACCTCCACGCGGGAGGCTCCGGTTGTCTGATACTTTCGCACCATCAGAAGTGCGATTGCGCTGTCATCGTTGTAGGCGTGGCCGTTGAGCGCATCCAGAATGGCCTTCGCCACGTTGTCAGCGTCAGGTCGCTTGATGTGGGGCGTCCCGTCCAGTGCAGCGGCTTTTTTCTTTGACACGCTTTTCGGCACCGTGAAGAACGCCGTGACGGTGGCCCTGAGCGGGATGCCGTCCGCAAAACCTTTCCCGCTCTGGCACTTCCAGCACTGGACCACCTTGTCCTCGTAGTCCCGCGTTTTCTGCGGGGTGTAGGTGTGGCCGTCTTTCATGAAACGTGGACGGCCCTTGCCTACCGGAATGCCGGGGACCGTGAATGTAACCTTCATCGTTTTCCCTCCTCACAGGTAAACAAACTGATCTGCGCCGTGTGTTCCGCAAAGCGCTTTTCCTGCGCCTGAAAATAGTGAGGGTCGATCTCGCATCCAGCAAAATCAAAGCCAAGATCATAGGCGGCTATGCGGCTGCTGCCGCTGCCTAAGTGGGTGTCCAGTATCTTGTCTCCGGGCTTGGCGTACTTCTGAAGCAACCACACGTAAAGCGCCACAGGCTTCTGCGTCGGATGAATGCGCTGCTCGTTCAGCGCCTTATTCCCTTGCTGGATAAACCCCTCTGCGATGCTTTTGCCCTGCATCATTCCATTCCACATGTAGTGGAAAAGCCGTACGCTGTCATGGCAGTTTGTGGCTGCGATCTCGCAATCGCTAAAGGAGCTGCCCTCGTTGCACTTGTTCCAAACAATGCGCCCCGGCGCAAAGTGATAGTCGAAATAGTTGCAACCCCAAACGATATAGCGCTTTGCGACACGTTCCAACTCATCGAAATATTCACGTGTCGGAATATCCCACTTCGGCGATATGGGGTAGTCTCTGTGCACACCGATTTTGCTGACCTTGCAGCCATAATATCCGCGCCGCTCCGGCCCGCTGAAATATGGAGGGTCTACCACAGCCAGATCAAACGCCTTGTTCTGCAGCGTCCGCATATACTCCATGCAGTCCATGTTATAGGCTACGTTCACCGCTTTTCCTCCTTGCCGTTGATAATGACGCTGACTACGCGGACGCGGCCCAGAGGCTCCAGCAGCATGGCCACTGCCTCCTTCGTACCTTGCGGGTCCTCGCCATCGTAAATGTCAACTACGATCCGCATCATTTCCCAGATCACCATCCAATTCCAGGTACGGCTGAAAGGAGCGCATTTTTTTACCGCACCTTGCGCACTTGTAGTTATACATGGCATCGCAGCAGCCTACTCCATCGTAGCTGTAATCAACGCCGGTGCGTTTCCAGTCATGCTGCTCGCATGGGCAAATCCGCTCTTCCAGCTCTGTCACTCGATAACTTAGCCGGACTATTTCTGCTTTCAAGCGCTTATTTCCAAACATTTTTCAATCATCCCCTCCTGAATTTTGGGCAGGCGCGGACGCTGAAAGATTTCTCTACAAACTTCCCGCTGACCGTCCGTGTTGTGGGTATCGCATCCCAGCCGGGAACCGGCTCAAGCCGCGCCGACCACTCGCAGCCGCCGTATACGTTGGAGCAATCCCAGCAGAGCTGCTTGGACTGGTACTCAACCCTGGGAGCTTTCTTCTGCTTCTTCTCCCGCGGGGGATAGTGGCGGATCAACTCGTCCAGCCGAAAATTACTTGCCATTCAAACACCTCGCATATCTGCCAGAGCGCACCATTCGGCGCAGGTCATCCCCTGTTTCTTCGCCTCTGATGGGGTGGAAATACCGGCCTCATGCCAGCGCTCCCGCTGTTTACTCGCCCTGGCGTAGAATTTTTCCAGACAGGCGTCGGGCAGCTCCGGCATAGGTGTCTCCTTCGCCCTGGGGGGTTCCGGCTTGGGCAGGTATGGGACCAGTTCGGATGGGTTCGGGTAAAAAGGGTTTTCCCGCGCCCGTAAAATGACAGCTTGCTTTGCGTCCTTGTAGTCCCACGGCTCCAAGATCATCTGCCAAGCCGACACCGTGGCGGAACCTGTCTGA